TCTTTCCATCCTCGAACCCATCATCAAAGGCTTTTAACTCCATCTCTTTTAACTCCATCTCTTTTAACTCTTTCTGGCAGTTCTGGATAGACTGTGCGAACATATGAGATTGTTTATTTGTATATGGAATGAATGCTTTCTTTTTCTGCTTGATTTTTAGGCTTCCCATCCAACAAACCTCCTTATGTTTTCTGTTAAAGCATCAAACTGTTTTAACATCTTCCGGCATCCGTTTCTAGTCACCTGCATATCTTCAGCGGAGTCATCTATCCAATATTTGCCGTCAATCAGATAGCTGTTATCCAAGAATGTACGGAATCTGCATTTTGTAAGTCCGAATTTATTCATGATTTCTCTTTGTGTCAAGGACTCTACAAATTCACCGTCTGCTGCAACAATGTCATAAAGTTTCATTTTATCTCCTTGTTTATCTTTCTTATTCCGTACCCAACTGGAGTATATGCCCTGTCGGTACTGGGGTGGTTCGTCTTGAGCAAACCATCATCAACCAGATTATTGATATGCTTCCAGACCGTAGCTCTCCCGGCATCCACCCTTTCAGAAATCTCTGTAATCGACGGTGCATATCCAACCAGTTTAATATAACTGACGATATACATATAAATTTCTTTCCTGAGAGCCTGTCCCTGTTCGTATCTATTCTTTGTGTTGTACGGCATTTTGATTCTCCTTTTCCAATTCTTTTGCCTTATTAAACATCTTGGAAAGATAATTCGAATAAGCAACAAGCATGTGATCTACAAATCCATTTTTGTTATATTTTTCAGATACAACATGGATCTGTTCAACTACCTGCTGCCAATATTCATCTTTTGCCTCAATTCCGGCAGTCTGGAGGACCAGTGCCGGAAAGTCAATCTGTAAAAACTTTATGGTGTTCGGTATCTGCTCATGCGTCACTCTCATACTTACGCACCTTCTTCTACCTCAAAACTCTGTTCAAGAAGTCGCTCGTTATCCTTGCTAAACGCCTTTATATAGCTCTGTTTTATCGGTCTGATAAAATGTATGCCGTTAGCTGATTTAGCCCGGGAAACAGCCACATAGAACTGTCCAGGATCCCAACAGCAAGGGTCAATGTTGATTTTTTCAAATGTCTGTCCCTGTGATTTATGAATGCTGATTGCCCAGGCAAGTTTTACCGGGAACTGAGAGAAAGAGCCTACTTTCTTACGGACAATCTTCTCTTTCACGATCTTCCGACCATCCTTTTCTTGTTCGGATTCCTCAATAACCTGTTTCTCAATGTCTTTATTGTATCTATATAAGCTAACTGTTTTGCCCTTATCAGTTTTGATAACCAGATAAGATTCTTCAAATTCTCCGTTTTCCACAATTTTCTGAATGATGCCAATCGTTCCATTAACGTAGTTTCCAGACAAATCATTGACTGTAATCATCACTTTTGCACCGATGTTAAGAATTAAGTCCTCTCTGGCAAATGCAATGTTCTTAATATCGGCAGATGTTAGCTCGCCGTCAACTGCTGCATGAAACACTTTTTCGGTCTTTTTATCCAACTTGCCAAGGAAAGTATTGTTAATTCTGTCAGCTTCTGCATTAGTGCCAACCAAGAACGGCGCTTCCGGTATAACTTTGTCTGATTCGTTGTTCTCCAGATATGCAATGGATTTTCTAATATTGTTGCCATATTTAATATCATTCAGCACATACTTAAATCCCTCATCATTCTGCCTGCATACCTCATCAAGTTTGATATATTCAAATCCCATTTCTTTCCAGTATTCAGACATGAAAGCATATCCATGTTCATACTTTCCACCCTTTTCATAATCAGATCCATACATTCGACAGAGAATTTTTCGATCGTCTGTCGTAATAACTGGCGGAAGCTGGTAGAAATCACCTATCACGATTAACTGAATGTCTTCTTTGTCCTCTCCGATTAGAAGTCTGTCAACTGCTCTCTCTTCATTCTCCGTGATGATCGTCTTTGCAATCATATTGAACAAATCGAACCGGCACATGCTGATTTCATCAATGATAAGAACATCTGCTTCTTTCAGAAGTTCAGCTCTGGATTTCACCTTTTTCTTATAGTCCTCAAATTTAATTGAAATATTCAATGCTCGGTGTACGGTAGTTGCCCCATATCCGATATTATCCGCTGCAATTCCAGTAGTGGCGGATACCAGAATATTTTTACCAGCTTTTTCCGCCTCATCGATGAACGTTTGGATAACCGTTGTCTTGCCTGTTCCTGCGTCACCTGTCAGGAAAACATTGCTGCCAGACAGCATCGTATCTAATGCATATCTCTGCTTTTTATTGAGATCGTCTTTTTTCATTTTGTAACCACTCCTTGTAATAATTATGTCAACTAAATATTTTTACAATATTCAATTAATTTTGTCATATTAAATCTAATTGTATATGCTTTTTAATTTTGTAACCCATGTGTAACCGACTTTTTCAACCTATTGGTTACGCAAAAAACCCTTATTTTATGCGGGTTTCAGAGATATGTAACCGTGTAACCAATGTAACCAAGGTTTTTATATAGGAGAATCACTAGAGTATATGTTTTTTATACACTCTCAAACTTTCTCCTATAGGATGTTTTTTTTCGTGTTACAACGGTTACATGGTTACAAATTACGAAAACGGAACATTTGTTTCGGCATCAGCTGGCAGAAAACCAGTTTCAATAACCTCATTTTCTTGCTCGTTTTCAAGACTTTTTATATCAACAATCTTTACCGCAATAAGCCTCATTACACTTCCACCGTCTCTTTTTAGTACCGTATCTCTTTTTCCTGTGTGCTTGATTAACTCTCGATTAATCGCCCAGGCCGAAAAGGCTTTTCTGGAGAATCCATTGTTCTTCAAAAGGTTTTCAAGAGGTTTCGGATAAAAATATACATATACATCTCCATATTCATCTGGCGTTTCCTTGAATCCCCACTGATCACAGCTAAATTGCGCATCAAAGTGCTGTCCGTACACTGAGAGACTTTCAAGAATGAATTCATAGCATCTCTGACCTTCTGATACATCTTTCTTGCGTGTAGGTATGTCTACAACGTCCTCGACCGTCAGCTCACGTCCATCCTTAAATATGAAATCTGTAGCTAATTTGTCAGCCAGCAGAAGTGTAGATATTGCCATTACCTGCTTTGCTGGAAAGTCATATCCGTCAAAACCTTTCTCAATTTCGGCTTTCATTTCTTTCAGATCATCCGATGTGAACTGTTTGAGATTTCCAACGAACACTCTTCCAGCAAAGCCGTAGTTCTTCACGACAATGCCGTTAATCTCTGCTGGATTCTCGTAAATATCCTCACAACATTCAATTTCAATAATTCTGTTGATAGCTCCGCCGGAATCTGCAAATTCCGAAATAGGGTTCTCACCGTTGCAAATAGTCACATTACTCCATGTATTTTCCTTAGCTGCTCCGAGGTCCTTATTTGAACGTGCTTTTCCTTTGCCAGAACAGAGATTGTAAATCAATGTTTCGTAGTTATCCCGGATATACTGAGAAGCATTCTTCGAGTCGTCCAGAATCATCGGAAAGTTATTGAGCATATCTGCCCTTGTCTCCAATGATGTATCTGTTGAACGAAAATTCCCAACGTAGGCTCCCGGTGCCGGATTCCCCCAAACCGATGCCGCTATATTGATTGTTACCGTCTTTCCGCCTCCTGTCTGCCCATAGAAATCTACGATGAACGGTAGCGCATCAAGCGGCTGTATAAGAACACTCGCAAAAGATGCTGCCAGTGCTATTCGCGGTTCCAATCGTCCGCATGATCGTAGCTGCTTAGCCAGAGTCACCCACTTGAAGTAGTCTCCACTTTCCTGTATACTTTGGAATAGCGTTTTAAAGCGGTATTCACCGTCAAAAACGATTGAAAGGTCGTAAGGGACAAATGTATTACCATGCCACCCCAGTTTGCTTGTAGAGTGCTGTATGTCGATCATATCGGCATTGTACATTTCAACATCCGCCAGATACTTTACGAGAAGCCTTGCATTCTCTGAGTTGACCTGCACCCCGAACCTTGCAAGATTAGTTATTGCCCTGGAAGTCACAATGTCAATTTTTGGAACAGTTATTTCTGTCCAATATCCATCCCTTTTAAAAGCCACCGTGATCTGTTCCTCTCCTGTCTCGATGTTTTTTAGACGACGTATCGGCATGATCGGGTGGTGACATACAAGTTCTCTTGCCTTAGATGTTTCAGAGGAAAATATTCCGTTCTCTGTAGCTATCCAGCTACCACAAGCCATGTTAGGATATTCCTTATCAACAGAATCAGGATAAAAGTTTGTGATGTTTTCAACTAACTGCATAGAACGATTTACTTTTTCTTCTTTTTCCTTTTCCTGTTCTGCTTTCTGAAATTCTTTTATGAACTCTTCTGCTATATGCTTCGCTTTCACACTTTTTGCCCGGTCCATCAGCTTAAACTTGATTTCTGAGCGGTCAATTTTACTTTTTACTGAAAAAAGCTCTTCATACAACTGCTTTTCCATAAAGTCTTGTGCCTGTAAGTTTTCAATATTTTCAAGAATTTTTCTCACCTCCTGACTTAGCTGATAACATTTCGTATCTGCTTTTTTCTTTCTCAAGATTAAACTGGCACATATACCACTCTTCTGAATCAGGAGGGAACGTTTTTAGTGCTGTTTCGTACATAAGTATGTTCTTTTCTACCTGCTCAATCTCATTAGGATCCTGAACAGGGTTGTATCTTTTTGCTTTGATATCTCGCACTTCATGCCTGATCTGGTTACGACTTTTGCCTTTTTTTGAAATATAAGTACCGCCCAGCTCAATAAATGCAGTGCTAAAAGGGATGGATTCGTATTGCATCACGAAATCAAACACATCGCCACCGGTTCCACAGCCGAAACAGTAAAAGGAATCATCGTAGATTTTGCAGGATGCTGACTTTTCCTTATGAAAAGGGCAACATATAAATCCTGCTCTATTCGGCCTTAGTCCGTATCTGGAAAGAATTTCCGACATTTTCACTGACTGTTTGATTTCTTCCTTAGTCATGACAGCAGCTCCACGATCTGCCGCCCGGTTTCTTCTTTTGTACAGAATTTAAATCGGACTCCGTATCTATCTCTGATTGTGCAGAGAGATTTATACAACTGGCAGCCATCAACAGCCTTGTCAGAGATTACAGTCTTTACTCTCTTACCGTTTACCGTCTTCCAGATAACTTTATGTTTTCGTGGATTCTCCCAGAAATATACATCACCAACTGATTTAATATCTGGTCCATGCTCACATAGGATAATCAACTGAATACCTGCTTCACGCGCCCTAATCAGCTCTGCTTTGAACCTTTCATGCTGTTGGCAGACATTTCCACAAAGCTCCTGCAAATCTTTTTTACGGTCAATACAGAGTTTTGCATTATCCAGCGATTGATAATCGCCGCAATACAATTTAGAGCGAAAATACTGCACTCCAAGGCTATCAAACTGACTCTGAATCCGTTCCCATTCTGATTTATGTTCCCTTGTGTCCACTTGTATAACCATTAAAAACACATCCTTTTAATTAAATGGAAGTTCTTCCTGTACACTATCCGGAATACTCATAAAGTCCGTACCTGCCGGACTTGCTCCCATGATAGCTTCTTCCTTCAGATGATCGTCATAGGCCTTTGTGGTACGCTCTTCTGGGATATCTGCATCCTTAATTCCCTCAATACTTCGGAACCATGCAAGCTTGTGACGTTTTACTTCTTTGTTATCGTACCAGTCTTTTTCAAGACGGAAGATTCCACCGATCAGCTTTCCTTTAAACTGCTGCCCGAAGTTATCGCCCCACTTAACGGCAAATCCCGGATTTGATTTTTCTACGCATGTGATAAATGTTTTAAGGTTACGGACACCATAATCTACACCCTCATCAATAACCATGTAATTAGTACCTGCATTCGGATATTTCTTGTCTGGACGGATATCGTTCTCAAACTGTTTCATGAAATAGCCGGCCTGTTCGTCTCCTTCTGCGAAATCAAACAAGATAACGAGCATATCGAGTCCACCCTGTGTTTTTTTTTCTGATATCTGCTTAATTACCATCTTATGACCACCAAGTTTAATTGGTTCAAATTCTCCTGCTGCCTGTGTAGTATCATACGCTGTTGGTTTATTCATCTTTATTCTCTCCTTTTCCTAATTCGTAGTAATCTCTAATAACCTTGTCAACTTCTGCAAGGTCGTTATCAATAGTTAAGCTGTCAAACATCCCGATCGGGGACTTGCTTACTGCTCCCTGACTGGACTGGGTGACAAATAAATGTTTTCCACTCTCTTCGATGCAGCGAAGAACGATAGTAAACATGCCCTCGATGCAAACTTTTTCGTCCAGAAGCTTACCAATTGTCTTAGGTTTTACTTCCCCTGAATCATCTTTTTCTTCATGCATCATAAGGTAAACAATTTTATTCTGCGGTACTTTTGTTACAATGAACTGAATAAGATTCCAGAAGTAGTCTCCGATATCATTGTACAGAGCGAACACTGCATTACCTTTTCCAGCAGAAGCGTGCCCCTTCATGAAATGATTCGTGATAAGATATCCTGCATCATCAATTACGATAGACTCTGCTTTTGATGCGATCAGGCACTTCATTACCTGCTGATAATCATCTGTAAACCATCCGTCAATTTTTCCTTTAAACGGAAGCGGTTTATTCAATACTCTAATAAGATTCCAGTGTTCATTCTGGCAGTTTCTAAGACTGGTGCTCTTGCCAGAACCAGATTTTCCAATAATTAATACCGGTGTTGCCATTGCTATTCCTCCTTGTCATAAACCACATGTTTACTACCCTCAATAATCAGCAAACTTGCGATATCCTTCATAGATAAAGTTGATTCGTTATAGATTTCGACCAGTGCGTTGTATGCGTCTGATGAAACCTTTACAACCTGATTGTCTTTTCCAGTTACCAGTTGCTTCTTCCTTGCCGGAATACGGATTTCAAATTCACTCATTAGCGTCCTCCTCTTCTGATAAAGCGAATAACGCATCTAAGCGTTCGCCCATATTCATTTCTGAGCCAAAATAAACTAAATCATTGTATTTCTCTTCATTTTCCAATGTTATCTTCATGCCAATTATTTCTATTATTGTTTTGCTGATTTTGGGGCTGATATCACATATTACTGGCACTTCCTCAAAATCTTCATCTTCTCTACAATTTTCAGGACAAATTGAAAGCTCGATTTTTATTCCATTGTAAACATTACTAACTGTAAAATTCTTTCTTGAAGAAAATTCATTATAGGCTTTCATAGCTGAATCTTCTGCTTCTAAAAGCATTCTGACAATCTTTCTCTTATCCATTGATATTTTCCTCCTTATATGATTTCTGAGCCGTTAAAAGCCCATTTAAGGCCTGTACGTAGCTCGCTAATGTTCTTGCCTTGTATGATTCTTCAATGGGGTTATCTGGGACTATGGCAAGCTGTATGTCGATTAGTCTCAGAACCTCATTAATTCTCTCGTCCATGTTCACACCGCCTTGAAAAAGCAGTACAGATTATCCGAAGTGTCCCCGAACTTCTCTCCGTCGATATCTTCAGCCTTGTGGTATTCCACATGGTCCAGAGACATATCACAGTTCTCGTAATCCAGAACGTAATCCCCTCTGGATTGAAGCTCTCTGAGCAGTTCATTAATACATCCTGCTATCTCCAGACTGGGAAGAAGCTTCATGATTGCTATCTGCTTACTCATTTGGACACTTCCCATCTATCAGAAGTTCCAACAAGAAAGCTTTGATTTTATTAAGCTTTTCACGGCTTTCTTTCTCGAAAAATGGATTAAAAGATACATTCTGATATAAATCCCATTTAAATTTGTCTTTGGGAAGACAAACATCTTCTTTCCTTTTAACTCCTCTTACTTCCAAGCCGTAGCCTGAAAAATCAAAGGTGACGCTTGCTGTCGGAACTTCGTTCACGACTCTTTTGCAGAGTTCGTAAATTTCATCAATCTCTTTCTCGAACATCATCTTATCCTCCTTATTTCCTACTGCCAGTCTGCTTTCATCTGGCGTACCGCCCATGCTGCCGAGATACCGAAAAAGATGTTTAGCCAGATAGGTACATCCACATATTTCCCGGCAAGCATACAAACAGCAATTAGCATATATTCTTTCATTTCATTTCTCCTGCAATCCACACAAGGTTGCTCGCCACCAGTGCGGCGACTGTCACAATCCATGCAGTGAACCATCTTTTTGACTTTTTCTTACTTTCTTCGACAATTTCAGTCGCAAGTGCTACTTCGATGTCAGCCCATATGAGCTGGCTTTCGTTTTTAATTTCACTCATATCTAGCTAATTTCTCCTTATTTTTTCTTATTTGTCTTTACAATTAGCAGATAGAGAACTATAATGTATCTATCCACTAAGGTACTTTAGTGGGTGCAAAGCTCCGGGGCGGAGGCCCAATCTCCCTCCGGGGCACTCACTTATTGAGAGCCTCTTTGCCTTTCCAGACATGACCAGTTACTTCATAGACTTTCCTAGGGCTTATGATGTATGTGATTCGTCCACCGGAAAGGCTTTTTGCTGGCTTATTATTCTGCACAGCCACGCCAATCGGCAACCATCCATACACAATTCCTGCCCGGATTGCTGTAATAGGAAGTCCGATCAGTTGACTCGCGTCGGCTACGGTCATATTCTCTGACGAGAACTCCGGCATCTGTGGAATGCCTGATATGATTCTCGCAACCTCTGCGGCGAACTGATGAATCTGTGCATTCTGCTCTACGTAATTATCAACTGCACTCATATAAACCTCTTTTCTAACTGATACTCATTTGAGCGTTACAGTCACGTATCATCATTACTGTATTGGTGCATGGATGCCAATTTCTGACATATTCCATAGATTCTTCAAATCTCAGCTTAGGAATGTTATTGCGGGCATTTACTGTGAAGTAAGTCTTTATATCCCTGTTGCATTCAGCAAATACTTTCTTGCCAATTTCCTTGTAAGCATTTGATTCTTTCCCACCAAGGTGAGCAATTACGACACTTGACACTAAGTCCCTAATAGCTTCCTGCTGTGCATAGTCAATAGTCATGGTGTTTTCAAGTCTGTTAAGCCGTTCTTCGTGATCTAAGAATCCTGTCGCAATAACCTGTATCTGTTCAACTGTCGTCAGTGGTTTCCGGTATGAGCCTGTCTTTCTGATTGTCGGAAGAACTTCATCCATAACCCATGATTCGAATTTCTCTGCTGATGGAAGTTTCGATTTCATAATCAAGCGGTACAAATCTCCCTCTGTTATGAAACTTGCTTCCTGATTCCTGCCGAGAGAATCTGTGAGGTGGTGTTTTACCACCCCACGGCAATGCTGTTTAAGTGCATTAACCGTGTCCTTGTAACCAAGTGCTTTCGCAACGTCAGCTCCAACAAAATACGGTTTCCCGTCAATTTCTATTGTTCGAATTTCTCCGAACTCTCCTGAATTAAAAATCTGTAATTCGTTCATTTATACTCCTTTCTGCTCTGGAATTTTCGGTTCAAGAAACCTATCTGTTTTATCAGGATTCTTGTATTTTGCGATTGTTTCTCCAACCCCAAGAAAATATCCCTTGTCAAACTCTGACATATTGGGAACTGCCTTGGCTATTGATTCGAGAATCTTCTTTTCTTTCTCAGACAATATATTCACTCCTTTCTTACACGTTTTGATTCTTCAAAAGCAACTAAGTCACTTTCTGACGCTCTGTAACCAGAGCCGTTCAGATTGATTGCCGGAAGCTGTTTATTCCGTATCCATCTCCACACGGTAGGAACTTTTACGTTATATCTCTGAGCGATTTCTTCGCAAGTGTAAAGACGTTCCAAAAAATCACCTCCTACTTATTTTTAGTTGCGTTTACCACTTATTTGTGTTATCCTAGTTAACGCCTATTGGTAAAGGAAAGGAGTGGTTATCATGACCCAACTTTTGAATTTGCCTGTTCCCTTTGCTTTTAATCCGTCCGTACTGATACCTCGACAGTCAAAACAGGTCAAAGACGGCTCTGATTGTTTTGTCAGCGATTAGGCATGTTGCAGAACCAAGACTGCGAAAGTGACAAGGTGCTTCAAGAAGCATTTGGTCTCGTCAGATGCGGCATCAGCCTGCAAAGTACATAGGGTAAACAAATTTGGCAAAGAGCTGTTAGGGACGAGACCCCTAGCAGTTTCTTTTTATCTAATAGAAGTCTTGCTTCTATCAGATTGTGGTAAACGCTCAAGGCTTTGTATTACCTTGTATTATTATAATATCTCACTCAGATAGATTTGTCAAGCATAAATCTCACAAAAAATTTGACAGAGTTAGATTTTTGTGCTACTATATACTTGCAGTTAAGAATAGGAGGTGAAAAGAGTGAATACCAGGATTCAGCAAATAAGAAAGACTGCGAAGATGACTCAGGATGAGTTCGCCGAGAAAATCGGGGTATCTAAGAACTTTGTTTGGATGATAGAAAAAGGAGAAAGAGTTCCATCAGATCGAACTGTCAAGGATATCTGTAGGGAATTCAAAGTCAACTACGAATGGCTGACTAAGGGAACAGGTGATATGTTCATCCAGAATAAAAGAAAATCTGAGATTGCGGATTTCGTTGGTTCTGTCTTGAATGGCGAAGCAGACAGCTTCAAGGTGCGATTGGTAGAAATACTTGCTAATCTAAATGAATCAGAGTGGGAAACTCTCCAGAAACTTGCTAATGCTTTGGCAGATAAGAAAGAAGAGTAAAAAGATGGGGACAGGATGTAACTCCTGCCCCTTTTCTTTATTTCAGTCCTAGAAATGATATTATAAATCTAAATATTGTATATAATTGGTCATGGTCTGCTTTTTCTATCATCTCAATAATTTCTTTCTTATAATCCATAGTAACCCTCCCTGTCGCAACTACCACCTACACTACAGTATATGTCCGGCTGTGGGAAATAGAACCGAACATTAGTTCGTTTTTGCTATTATACCACCTATCCCGACTCTTGGCAACTGCCAATGATACACATGAACTCTCACTATTTTATAGAAAAAAACATTTCTTTTTCATCTAAATCACTCTATTTCGTTCTAAATCTTTACAATATGCTCTTAAAATGATAAAATAAAAATACCACGAATAACCGTACTTTACATAATATTGCAAAATCAGCGGTACAAAATACATAATCCGCATAAAAAGTGCGAAGTGTGGCGAATAAAGCTATTAGGAGGAGCAATTCTATGAGTAAGAAAAAAGGTGGAAAGCTTAAATGGGTAGTTCTGGCAGTTGTCGCAATCGGGGTTATCGGTGCCGTTGGCGGAAATTCGGATTCAGGTACTACATCCACTTCCAGTACATCTGCAAAGACGGAATCTACAAAAGAAGTTGATACGCCCACACCAATTGAATACACATCCGTATCAGTCAATGATATGATGTCTGATCTTGATAGTAACGCAATGGGTGCATCTGATAAATACAAAGGCAAATATCTTCAGATCACCGGAAAGCTCAGCAACATTGATGCAGCCGGAAAATATATTGACCTTATGGCTGATGGAGATTTTGAGATTATTGGAGTCCAGTGTTACATCAAAAACGACGACCAAAAATCCAAAATAGCATCCATGTCAAAGGGAGACACCGTTACTTTAAAAGGAAAATGCACAGACGTTGGAGAAGTTCTTGGATATTCTCTTGACATTGAAGAAATAGAATAAAATAAAAAAACCGCCCCGGCATTGGCGTACCGGGACGGCGTTTATACATCTCCGAAGAGATGCTATATTCTGGCAAAACATATTGTATCATCTTCGGAGCAGTCGAGCAAGACAGAAAATTTGTTCGGCTGTTATTTTTATACCTAAAAACAGCTACATAAAGAAAAGAGGAATAAAAATGGCGAAGAAAAGAAAGAAATATCCAAAGTTGCCGAATAACTTCGGTTCTATCCGGTATCTTGGTAAGAACCGGAGAAACTGCTTCGCAGTGCATCCACCAGCTACACTGGGCGATAATGGTAAACTAAAACGTCCGCCAGCAATCTGTTATGTGGATGACTGGATAAAAGGCTTCACCGTCCTGACAGCTTACAAAGCCGGCACGTATCAACCCGGCATGGAGCGGACTCTTGAGGTATCCCCTACAACGGACATAGATACTCTTATAAGTCGCTTGATTGCTGACTACAATACAATTAAGGGCGTAGAGGATAAGCACCCGGAAATCAAGAAATTGACGTTCTCAGAGGTATATAAACAGTTTTATGCGTGGAAGTTCCCAGAAGGGACAAAACTGTCACGCAGTTCAAAGGAAGCGTATCGGACAGCTTATACAAACTGCACCGTTCTGCACAATCGCATATTCGAAGATTTAAAGGCTCCTGATATGCAAAAGGTTATTGATGATTGTAAGCTGAAAAAGCAAAGCCAGATGGCTATTTTGACTCTGTTCAAGCAGATGTACAAATATGCAGTCTACTCAGAAATCGTAACGGAAAACAAGGCGTTATATGTCCATGTCAATGCTGATAATGACACCGAACATGGAACGCCATTTTCTGATCAGGAGATGCAGGTACTGTGGAATAATACCGACGATCCAGAAGTGCAGCTCATTCTTATCATGTGCTATTCTGGCTGGAGAATTGGGGAAGTGTTAAAACTTACAACCAACTTAGAAGAAAGATACTTTCAAGGTGGAATCAAAACAAAAGCCGGTAAAAACAGAATTGTTCCGATACATTCTGCTGTGTATCATTTTGTTGAACAGAAAGTACTGACACAAGATGGAAAACTATGCATATATACTCAGCAGCATCATAGGAAAGCATTGTTCTATCCTACACTGGAACGTTTGGGAATAGTCGGCGATCCGAAACATACACCACACGATTGTCGACACACTTTTTCTGCGCTGTGTGAAAAATACGGTGTCCGGGAGAATGACCGAAAACGAATGCTTGGCCACTCTTTTGGTGGAGACGTCACAAATGCTGTGTACGGCCACAGGACGCTGGAAGAACTTCGGACAGAAATAGAAAAGATAAAAGTTCCATTTGTGACTAACTGTGACTAACGGAACCCATTTTAATCTTTCTAAAACAACCGAAATATCATTATCGAAATGCCGGAAACCCTATTAAAATCAACGTTTTTAGCGATTTTGCAAGGATTTCCCACATTTCATTTTCATTATTCTAATTTTATTGTTTGTGACTAACAAATAGAATTTAGAAAATTGCGCAAACGCCTGTAAATACAGTGTTTTTGCCACTATTATATTAGGAAACAATATTTTTATTTGTGACTAACGTGTGTCTAACGACAACAGTCCAAAACGTCCGAAATGATACTAAATATGTTTATAAATAAAGTTCCCGGGGGTTAACCCCGGGATGTTTTTATATAGCAATCAAATCTTTCCATGTGGCGGGTCCACAGATTCCATCCACTTCCAGAACTTCTTTTCTGGATTCCTGATAAGCTTTCAGAGCATAAATCGTGTTTGAATCTGCTGTCCATGTAAGTTTCAGGACTTTGCCGTTTTTGCCTTTAAAGCCTCTGGCTCTTAAAATTTCCTGTAAGAGGAGCACAGATGTGTTTTTATCTCCTGCTTTTACTGTTTCTGGATTAAACATATATTTCTCTCCTGTTTGCGCGGTATTAGGCAATGCATTTTCAGATTTTGCGGGTATAGATGCATCAGATGTAATACTATAATCTGGTGTACAGAACTTAGTTCCGGGCATCTGGCTGTTAAGATAACTCTTTGCACAAACACCGCCGCCATTTGCAATAATTCCAGATGCACCAGAAGTATTTCCCTCGATGGTATAGAACCTGTCTCCGATTACGGCCGTTACGATGCCGGTATGGATGAAAGTTCCATTATGATAAAAAATTACAATATCACCGATCTTTGGATTAGCGTTCCTTGTAAACAGATTACCAAGTGTTGGGCAGTAAACATAAGGCCAGTGCTTCAACAGTTTTTTTGCTTTTTCCTGTCCGAATGCTTCCATAAAACACCAACTCACGAATGCTGCGCACCAAGGCTGTCCTTGATATGATGGCTTAATGTCTCGCCAGTACTTCGTATAGTTGCTCGAACCGGCGTTTGCAGTCTTACTGTCGAGCTGACTATTGCTCTTCTTTTCAAGGTATCCAATCTCATTTTTTGCAATGAGAATCACTTTTTCAATAGCTTTATCCATTGCAGAAACCTCCTCTTTGTAATCCTTATAGAATACATCCATGTCAACGTTACCACTAATGCCGGATACTTTTCCTCTACTGGAATACTGCCAGCCTACACCGACAGATGGACGCAATCTTTCCTGTACAGAGCCATTATCACTAGCCGGATAACGAGCAATCCAGCAATCGTACTTTTTCAGGGCGTCTGACAGAACGTTATTGTACCAATCAAGATTGCAGTAGATACCGACCTTATAACCGGCTTTTTTGATTCTGGTCAGAAATGCTACTGCAATGTTCTCAATCGCCTGTTTTCCAAGGTTTCTCTGCTGACTCCATTCAAGGTCGTAGAAGATTGGAAAGTCCATTCCGCGTCCGCCAAGAACAGAAATTACGCTCTCAGCTTCATCAATTGCCTGTGCCGGTGTCAGAGCGTAACTGTATTTATATCCGCCGACAAGGATTCCATTTGACTTGCATCCTTTGTAGTTATGCTCAAAAGAGGAATCAGTTCCAGATTTTTGATGGATTCTCAATATTGCAAACTTAATTTCAGAATTCGATACTTTCACCCAGTCTGGCTTACTCTGATAAGATGATACGTCAATTCCTTTAATTTCCATATTTTCTCCCTTGCACGTATTTTATTTCACTATTCCTGGTTTTGATTCTGTTACTGTCCCGTCCTCATTCAGTACATAGCCATCCTTTTGAAGTCTTTCAATTACCTTCTTATTCCACAGCTCAGGAACATCTGTCCATTTTTTCAACCCATTGATTACTCGTTCTTCGAAAAATTTAACCATTGTTTTCACCTCCGATTGTCGAAACTAAAGTAGCCAGTTCATCCAAAGCCGAATCATGCGTTGATATAAGTTCAGCTAGACCGTCGATACCATCACCGTTAATTAGAATCTTGCGATTAGATTCCGCATTGAGCATCTGCATCACAATATCTAACTTTTCAGACATCTCATTCAGCCTGTTTGAAACTCGATTGATGGCTTTGTAGATGTTTGCAATTTCCTTTTTATCCATATGCGCCTCCTGTTCTTAGCTATTCAGCTATAAATAATTCATTAATTTGCCTCCCCAATTGTCTGGTGCTACTTACGAATATTCAATTTCTCTTAGCTTGACGGGATTTGCTGGGATTTTTAGATACATAAGCAAAGAACAATGCCAAGATAGTAGCTGACGCCGTTGTAGTACGAGTTTCCGCTTATGTTCACATGACAGAATTTGTTTTCACTACCAGAGTAAGGCGAACGTTCCCAATAGTGGCCAGATACATGGCTATCGTCATAACGTGGTTTTTTATATCTATTAGCAATCGCATTCTTAAAATACTGATATTGCTTTCCTTCGCCTGCGTAAGAATACGTTGTACTGCCAAAAATCTCAATTTCAGAAAGCAAAAACGCATAGTCATTTGAGACTTTAATCGTACTACTTCGGCTTCCCACAGATGTCAACTTCTTGACCTGCTTCATCATATTCTGAATATAAGTAGGCAAACATTTCTTGTACACATTATTGCACCATGCACGTCTTGCGCAGCCTTCCCAACCACCACTATTTGTACTTGAACTGTTTATATAACCACATTCATGTGATGCATTATAGGAGGTGTTATATTCTGTCGTAGTGTCTAAATACAACATACGTTCTGTCTGAATTGTAATAGCAGCTTTAGTCTTGTCATTGATAGCAGTCACTAAGTCATCATGTTCGATTCCGATAATTACATAGGCATAATCATTCGCTCTGTGTGACTCACTTACGCCAGTTGCATCCATGGCATTGTGATGGATGGTTCTCTTGTCGCCGACCGCCCAATAGTCGCTAATGTTAATTTTGCCTGCGTAGTGCGCTTCAATCATATTTTCAATCTCTGTGTCTGTTCCGTCGGCAAATGCGACAATCTTCAAATCCTCTTTTGGTTCGCCGAGAAGTCTGTTTCCTGCATCGTAGTTGTATACACCATCTGTAGAATATGGAAACAGTGTAAAGTAATATTGTTTGCCGTTTGTCAGCCCTGTGACTGTATAGCCTGTGGTTTTGTATTTATCTCGAATTGTATTATCAACCACAAGCGTTCCGTCATCTGGATTTGCAGGATAGCCCGTTTCTTTCATTACAAGTTTTGTGCCAGCCCATGTAGAAAATGTTGAGCCACTGATTACCGTGTTTTCAGGGTCTTGCCATTTAATTGTGACAGATGTGTTTGCATTTTCAATTGTTGGGTTGTTTACGGGTTTAGGGGTAACGGTCACGCCTCCGCCTTTTGCGTGGAGTGTTCCGTCTTCGTCTATGAATGTTGTCTTACCGTCGGGCTTAACCTTGCCAAGAGTTTCAGTTGTAGCAATCGGGACAGTCGCATCACTTCCCCTGTCTCCTTTTGGCCCTTTTATGTTGACTGTTTCGGGATTGGTGATTCCATCTGTGTTGCTCCAGCTTATATTTCCATCGGTGTCCACACTTGGGACGAATGTAGTGCCCTTGTCTCCTTTAGGCCCGGCATCCCCAGCCTCTCCCTTTTCTCCTCGCGGCCCAGTATCTCCTTTTGCGCCCGTATCGCCTTGCGGTCCGGTAATATTTACTGTCTGGGGGTTTTCAAGTCCCCCGTCATTACTCCAACTTATATTTCCTCTGCTGTCTACAACAGGAGTAAAGGTGATTCCTCGCACGCCAGCATCGCCTTGCTCGCCTTTTGGACCAACTGGTCCCTGTGGACCTTGCAGCCCAGTATCGCCTTTTAGACCCTGTATTCCCTGCTCTCCTTTTTCTCCGGGGTCTCCTTTTATGCCCTGCGGTCCCGGGTCGCCCTTTGGACCTTGCGGACCAACTGGCCCCTGCGGCCCCTGAATCTTGCCAGCATTGTTCCAATTCGTGCCGTCGAAAACCCACATTTCTCCGTCTATTAAATATGCATCGTTCTTCTCTGCACTCAGGGGAAGGTCTGCCTCAGATTCTTTTGTGCCAAGGATATTAAGAGATGTTCCGTCATTTCCTTGTTCACCCTTTTCTCCTCGCGGGCCTTGCGGACCGACCGGTCCTTGCGGACCAACGTCTCCTTTCTCACCTTTTGGGCCTTGCACTCCTTGAGGTCCCATAATATTCCCAACATTTTCACTATCACCATCTGAAAACGTTATTGTTAAATTTCCATCTGTGTCAATACTGACTGCTGTGATAGAGACGCCCCTCAGTGATTCTTTCTGCTCAGGTGTCAGCGATTCAAATGTCACGGTGCCATCCACGCCCTTTTCTCCCGGATCACCTTTATCTCCTTTTTCACCCCTTGGACCCTGCGGGCCAGCAGGACCCTCTGCGCCTTTCTCTCCTTTATCTCCTTTTTCGCCTTTTGGACCCTGTGGACCAACAAATTCTCCAGCATTGACCATCTCTGAGATATCCTCGATAGAGCACAACCGCCTTACGTCATTAGCCGCAAAAGCAATGTATAATGCCTTACCAGATGGAACGGAAGGGTCATTGCCAAGAATCGCAACGGGTTCTCCGGGACGAATTTTCGATGTATCAAAATCGGCGTACATACCGCGCCGGAATTGTATTGTATATGTATCGGCCATATTAGACTCACCTCCTTATGAAAGGAAATTATTTTTTATGTAATCCTTTACGGAATCAAGATTTTTTTGCACATTGTCATCCATTACAAGGAAATTGCCCTTATTGTTCTGGCTGATGATACTTCCTGTGTTTTCGTCTACTTCCGAATAAGTGTAAGCAATGCGACTTCCTTCTCCAGTGCTAAGATTCATAAAACTTGTTAAAATCTTCTTCATGATATTACCTCCATCTGATTGATAATGCTTGATCTGTCGTTAATAAGCTCTGATTCATAATCTGGTTCCGGGACCTCTGTTTCTTCTGACTCATAATCTGGTTCCGGGATTTCTATATCTCTTGCGTCTGTATAAGCTGTATCTCCCGGGTCAGTAAATCGCATATGTTCATATTCAATTTGTCTTGCTTTGATTTCGAACGAAAATTTAAGTCCCGGAGTTCCTTTTACAACAAAATAATTTTGCTCTTTCTCAGCTACCCAGCAGCCACCCTCTCCTTCTCTTTGCAAGAACACATAATATTTAATGCCGACATTTGCAGATTCCTGAAAGATATCATCTATGTCAATCATACAAGTCCCGTCATCCGATATTACAGACTCACCGATATCTCCAAAGAATGGGGTTGACATTTCATAGCAGTAAAAGAGCTGTTCATCATAGTCTACCGTCGAAACTGATCTTGATTTTGTCCCGCTTACTTTCAACTTCCCTCTGATAGAAGCATCTGCAAGGTCTGTCCCCGTACCTGCACTGTAGAAATGACCACTGGCTTCTACGTGCGTACCTACTTCAACTTTTTTTGATGTCGAAACGCTGCCCGCCGAAACACTAGCATCAACCGAAACTGAGCTTGCGTGTACGGTTCCTGTATAAAGATTGATTCCTCTAATTCGTGTTCCATACAGTGTCCCGTACCCCGGTACATATACTCCTGTATTCGTCTCTGAATAGATCTCTCCAGTTGAAGCATCTAGCGTTACTTCTCCATACGTGCCACTTGCTGAAAGCTTTTTAATTCCAACTTTCCATCCTGCTAATTCACCTGTGTTAATATAATCGGCATTCATGTACACATTGCCATTTGATAGATACAGACCTTTATTGTTGCTGTTATCGCTTAGCACATTAATAATCTCTTGTTTAGACATTTTTCCTATGTCGAGGTTGCTAAGTGCATTGTCTGTATAATTTTTTGCATTCGACAGCGCTGTTGAAGCCTTGTTCTCAGCAATACTGTATATCGTATCGCCATTTGCTAACACGAATGTATTAGGCCTGAGCGTAACATTTCCGTAGTTATCAATCGCAAATGTTGACGTTCCAGAACTGTTTTTAACGTTGATATTCTTCAGGTTAATCAAATCAGCTGAAATCTGGCCAGACTTAATATAAGAAGCATTTATATACAGATGGCCGTTCTGCATATAAATCCCCTCTTGCTTACCATTATCCGTTAAAGCGTTAAAAACTCTTTCAAAATTGACAATTTTTTCAGCATCCAGTTCCCGCCAAGTGCCATCAGTCCCAGAAAACATATATACCTGGCTTGTAGAAAAGTTCATGAAAATCGAGCCGTCATGCTTTTCATATTCTTCACTTTTCCACTCAGATGCCGGATAATTCTGCAATGTTGGTGTATACGTGCCATAATAGTTCGGGATAGTCACATTACGAACTGACCCATCCACAACGTCTTTGGCGATCTGTTCAATAGTTCTGCTTTTCAGCGTAAAGTTTTCGACCCTTAATGTGACAGCACCTGTGTCGGCATCTATTCTTAATGTCGTATTCCCGTTATTATCTTTCGCTGTGAATCCTCTTGTGTTAATCCATTCTGATTGAATACCGATGGCATAGAGAATATTCAGAACGGCATCTCCATTACTATCAAAGCCGGCTTTCCATGTCTGACCGCCGTCTACTGACAAGAAGAATCCATCAGCACTTGTCTTATAAATTACTTTAGAATCAGCAAGTGTAGGCTTATCATGCCGGTACGTAATTACGGAACCATCTTCTTGTACTTCCTCTGTATAGAAGAAGCCCAGCGTGTTTGCTGCAAGCTCATTCATTTGTTTGAGCTTTACGTCATAGGCAGATAGTTTCTTCTCTATATCTTTTTTTGACTGTTCTACCGCCACTTGCTGACCACCAACAAACTCACTTACATCTTCTTCGGCACTCTTTGCACTACAGCTCCATGTTGTTGAACCACCGAACACAAATTCTACATTAGTTACAAATGATCTAAAAACACGATTCTTTGTGTCAATAAATTCGACTGGATCGCCGAAAGTGGCGTATCCGTTGGCGATTCCGTCGCATGAGAAAGGACGCATTCGCAAACCGATTAATTGATTTCCAATAGCTTCGACTCCTGCCTGTGCATTTCCTGACAATAGCTGATTATCAATAGTGATTACATAGCCGTCCTGACCCGACATATATTCGGCCTCATCTTCTACGTATTTGACGCCTGTTACAATAACATCGTCTACGTCATATTGTAGATTCTGAATTGAAAATAACGCGTGATAGTCGTTATTGCTTAACGTACCACCATCAATCACGGTCCCTGTTGTCCATGGATTAAGCGTACCGCCATCCAGATCATCACCATTTGTCCAGTTCTTTACTGTTCCACCATCGTAAATAGTCGTATTGGTAAATGTCTTATCAAACGTAATAATCCTGAGTAAGTCATTTTCGTCGATTCTTGCATTTCCACCGGCTATCCCGGCACACATTCCGATTATTGTACGGTATGTCGCATTAGATGGCACTTTCTGAATCTGAAAATCCGCATTTGGAAACACTGCATCTCCAAGAGTGATTCCACATTGCTGACAGCATTCCGAGAGCAGTTCCTTGACCGTACAAGGAAAAGACAGATTAGAATCATATGCCTTATCAGCGTTATGCATTTTATCTAAGAGAGAAAGACTTATTTCGCTTGCTGTTGCGGGCTTTTTCGATACAATGTAAGTACCTCTCTTTATGGTTTCTATCCTGTCGGATAACTGCACATTGAGAAAGATAACAAACCTTGCAGCGTTAAAATTATATCCGTCAAAGCGCCCGTCATCATTTACCAATGATAAACTTGCCGTTTTTGCGATTGCCACACCCACCGGAAAGTCCCCGGAGTCCGCTGAATCTACAAGACTATTTCCAGACAGGTAAAAGTCTTTTTTACCTAGCTTAAGAGTTGCGCCATTTGACAATGTAACATTTGCTGTCACGTAATAATTTCTGTTTGTAAGAGATTCTTTCTTCAACTGAGTAGATACATTTATCAAATCGGCTCAATCCTCCTCACATTAATAGACAAATCTGTCCACTTTTCTTCCCCGTCTTTCAGAGTTTGCGCAGCCATGTTAAAATTTGATGCGTAGAATGTTCTGTCTATCCATCTTCCCGGAATAGTTGGGTCTTTATGGTGGAATGTGAATTGGCTTTTGTTAAGTACAGTATTTAGTATGGTTGCTATTTCAGTCCACGTAAGTTCGCCCCATTGCATGTCATACCCGCCTATGGTTCCCATTGGAGAATTATGCATAACTAAATCCTGACTTCTCTTAGAATCTTCCGTAGAAGTGGTTGCGAACACCGGCTTGTAACTGTCCGGTGCTCTTATAACAACGTTGTCTATTTTGAATTGTTCCTGCGTCATATTCTTCTCCTTATACTAACTCAAATGGGTTCTTCCCGTTTCGGTTTCTTCTCATTTCAGCTTCACTGATAATAATATCTAACAGTTTTCTGCCAGATGCATTGACTGTAACATTATAGGTATTTCCGTCATTCTGTCCTTTCCCTGACTCCTCCCGAACAATCTGCCGTAACAGGCTTTCCGGTGTTTCCAGGTTATTTCCTTTTTTCTGGTCACCTAATACCGCAAGGAATTCTGACCTTGGTGGAATAACTGCACCACTGGCCAGATATGGGATAGTTCCGATACGTGGAAATGTTGCATGAAATCCAATAGTCTTTGAGCCAAACGGTGTTGGAACAGTCCAGGGCCCAAAGGAAAACGCAGATTCAATTCCACCAATTGCATTATTAATCATCCCAACTGCATTATTAACAATGCTGATTGCCTGATTGATTGGTCTTTTAATAAAGTCTACAATACCTTCAAATGCAGATTTGACTGCATCTCTGGCGGCATTAAACTTATTAGTGATAGCATTTTTTATCGCTTCTACTTTATTAGACACAAACGTAGCTACGTTTTCCCATGTTCGGGACGTCTTGTTCTTTACGCTGTCCCATACGCCTACAACTTTAGTTTTAATTGCATTAAATACTGTGCTGGCTGTGGATTTAAGAGAGTTCCAAAGGCCAGAAAGTGTCTTTTTGATTGCGTTCCAAGTAGTAGATGTTGATGTTTTAATAATATTCCAAACATTAGCTATCTTTTCTTTCAAATTGCTTAATGTACGTGTTGCTGATTCTGACAATTCACGAGTCTTTTCAACAACCCAGTCTTTTAATTTTGTTGCTGCCGCGCATATTTCATCCCAGTTTTTGTACAGCAAAACTCCGATTGCTATAGCAGCACCGACTGCAATCGCGAAAATCCCGCCAGTACCGATTGCTGTCGCAATGGCCTTGATTCCACCCATGATCCCGCCAGTACCAGTCATCAACGCGATAAGTCCTTTTGCGGCTGTAGCTATTCCAGATACACTTTTGATAACTCCCGATGCTAATTCTGCAATCTTTGCTGCCGCGAACGCTCCGATTAGGGCTGCGCCGAACGCTTCAACAATCGACTGATGATCAGCAAGAAAAGTTGCTACTTTTGCGACTAAATTAATCACTGTCGGAAGTCCTACCTCAATAACCCATTTCAACATCGGAAGAACGATGTTGTTGTAAATCCATTCAAGAACATTTCCAATGGATTCCAGAATTGGTGCAAATGCACTTGTCAGATTACTGATAGATTCTAACAGCGGATAGAAATCTAAGTTTGCCGCCCACGTTGCCGTATCTGCGGCAATCCTCTCAATGAACTGCATAACCACCACAAGAGCATTTGCGATGTTCTGTATAATCTGCGTTCCGACATTGTTCTTATTCCACGCATCGGCAAAACCGGATGCAATATTCCCAATAGTTTTAAGCACGTTCTGAGCAATCCTTAGCATGGTTGTAAGCATTGTCGTACCTGTACCGTTTGTCCAGACTTCCATGAGACTCCTGCCTACACTCTTAGCAAGCTTCGCAATTCCAGATAGAGCAATCTGTGCCGCATCAATAGTATTCTTACCCTCTTTTTTCCAAGCGTCCTGAAATGGCTTCCAGAGCTTTTTAAGGAGCTTCGCGAGCTTTTCAGCTGATTTGCTAATTTTATCAAGGACTGTCTCACCCTCTGCCATTTTTCCGTAATCAACGTTTTGTACAGCATCTTTCATTTTGTCCGCAAGTCCGCCGGTTGCACCCGGTGCACCCGGTACTTTTGATGATGAATCCGCACTTTTATCAGTTGAGTAATTATTTATTTCGTCAAGAGGGCTAAGATATCCTTTTGCCGCCTTAGTAGCTTTCTTAGTTGCGTCTGCTGTATCATTTGTAGCATCTGCCAACTTTTCGGCATTGTCGGCGGCATTTCCATATTGGTCTGCCGTATCAGCTATTGCATCTGTCCCGGCAAGACCTGCGCCACTTGCACCTGTCTGACCAGAAGATTTTTTCCCGGTGATTAACTCCGTAAATGACTTGAAGGCATTCGCCAGAGTTGCCAGTTTGCCCAGTAAAATATTAATAACTCTCAAAACGGGAGTGAAGAGATTGATTAATCCCTGTCCGACTGTTGCCTTGAGAGACTGCAACTGCAACTGCATAACTCTGACCTGGTTCGCCCAACTATCAGATGTTCGGATGAAATCACCAGATGCGGCAGATAATTGGTTCTGCACAAAAGCCAAGCGGAGAGCCACTTTCTCCTGTTCGGTCATGGCAGATGTGGTTTTCCCATATCCATTTGCCAGCGCATACTGGTCAAGTGCATTTTGCGTAAGGACAACGCCTAAATCTTTCAATGTTTCCGTCTCACCCGTAAATACAGACTTTAGTTTCGTATACGCCTCGTCCTGACTGATGTTATAGAATGATGCTACATCACCAGTCAGCTGCGTTAGAGCCGTTGACATGTCGTAAGCCTGTGCTTCGGAGAATCCGAACGACTTAGACATTGCTCCGAACGTTCCAACATACCTTTTTGCCATTGTCTCTGACAGTCCGGCAGAGGTCATGGCATTCTTTGCAAATTCATTGACCTTATCAGACATGGTTGTAAATGTAACATCAACCACGTTCTGGACTTCTGTCAGATTAGAACCAAGTTCTACGCACTCTTTCCCAAACTGGGCCAGTTTCCCAATTGCGAATGCTCCGCCAATCAGTATGCCTATTTTTTTTACTACGCTGCCAAGTCCGTTAAAAGACTGCCTGATTGCTGATACGCCGTTTTGCACACCTGATGTGTCCATCCTAGTATCAATAATGACTGAGCCATCAGCAGCCATGTGTCCACCTCCTAACTATTTGAGGTTCAACATCTCATTCAGCTTATCTTTATAAGCTTGCTCCTCGTCGCTGAGACGTGTTTTTATGTCAATTATGTTTTTATTCTCTTGATAGAATTTCTTTTCCCATTTATCGAACTTTTCGCCCTTTGCTTTTTTTGACCGGATTCCAACTACGGTGTTGAACAGGCACTCGCCAGATTCCATAAAGTATCCAAAAAACGTCCACCAGTGCATATAAGGTACTGATCTGATTTCTTTACCAGCAACCTTGTTTACAGCCGGCACGATCATATCTCCATCCTGTTCCCAGTCCATCAAGCGGGGTTTAGGCTTATTCGGACTATCGTTAACTTGACCACAGTCAATAAACTCGCAAGCTTTCTGACAAGCTTCTGCAAGATATTCCGGGGGCATGCTTTGCCAGTCCTCAAACAGAATCTGTAACATAACAACAGCTTTCGCCTGTTCGTCCAAATCTGGGTCATCCATGGCGACCAGAATATCAATAATTACTCGAAAATCCGTCCTGATAGAAAAATCCACCCCACTGATATTTAGTGAGGTGGGTAACTCATAGGCGGTCATTTTGTATACTTCTCCGTGTATTTATTAACCACTTCCTGCATTTTTTTCTTTCTCTTTTCAATTTCCGGAGTAAGTGCTTCATTGATTTTGTCCAGAACGATATAGGCAAACACCTGACCATTTCCAAAAACAGTTGTTGCGGTAATTGGTTCTTTGAATAAATCCTTAGATGCTTCGTATCCGAGCATATAATTGATTTTGTCCTCGATCTGCTTATTAATCTCCGCCATCTCTTTGCCGGAAGAGACATTTTTAACAGATTCCTGAGCCTGTTCAAAGAAAGTTTCCAATTCTTCCGCTCTTGCTGCAATGTTGATGTCGGTAGGATTCAGTTTGAATGAAGAGAACACTTCACCCTGCTTGTTCGTGAATGTGAAAAGAAGAAATCCATCATCAATGTTTGTATTAATTGTTTTTGCCATTTTCTATGCCCTCCTAAAAAAAAATTATTCGCTGTCAGCTGTAAATGTGCCGGAACTGATATCAAATTTTCCTTTTACTCGTTCGCCGGTATAATTGACGGTAAACGGAATCTGATAGCCAGATGTATCACCGCCGTAGGAGGTCGGCACAACGTAGCAGTCCTGCTGATATGCTTCATACTTGCCTGCTGTGGCTTCTGTCCAAAGGTGAACCTCAACTGCTTTTGTTTTGAGGTTATCGTCTTTGAGACGTCCATCTACAATCTTCTGTAATGCTGTAAACAGATCAGAAGTAGTGTCTGCATAGAATGGATCAGCGTCAGAAGAAACTTCGTAGCCGTTATGTTTGAATGTGGATTCTCCAAGAATGTTTTTAGAGGTTTCGGTGTCTGGATTGAGTTCAACATTGTACTCTTCCAGATCTTTTCCAAGACGTTCATACTTCGGTGTCAGTCCTCCACAGAGAGAACCTGCATTGATATAATGAGCCATATATTTACGGTCAATTTTGCCTGTAACTGCCATAGAAATGTCCTTTCTGCCTATAACTTTTAAAAGGCTGTGTAGGTTAGCGACTATCTCCGATTGATAGCTGGTTGCTACTTGTTATATTACTTCATAAGTATTTTCGTAGCGTACCGTTAATGGTAATAACCAATCCTGTACACCACTCTCCTGTGGTTCTAAACCATAGGAATTATCACGGGTGATACGTTTTATCACTCGCCCCTGAGAAAGCTCAGGAAACGCATTTAAACGCGTCTCAGAGCCGTTTATGACAACTGGTTCCCGGCATATCCATTTACCGAGATTATCCAAAAATTTCTGAACAGATAGTTTCTGTCTCTCCTTGTCAGATGCCGTTCGGTATACCACATAAAACGGATACTGGCATATCTGGTGCATCACACCACAGACATCTTCTTTTTCTGAATAGATTAAAGCTCCATTATCTGCTGAGAACGCAATACCTGATTCCTTTCCGAGTTCTTCAAATTTGATTGTTTCATTTTCGTACAGTCCCGGATACTGGTTCAGAAGTGCTTTCATGGCATCTGTCAGAATCTCATATCCAGTTGCATCTTTTCCGATAGGTTTATCTGCCATGTCTGCCACCTCCTGCCTGTGCTTTTACTTTGCGAATCCATGTACTGCCGTATTGTCGTTTAGCGGCATCAAACCATTCAGCTTGTGCCTGTGGGTGAGCCTGTTTGGTGTATTCAAGATTCTCCTTTGCGGCTGTCCGACCAGAAAACTGACTGACGAGAACTTTCTTGGCATACTGCCGAGCGTAAGAACTTCCAGTTAGCTCGTCCACCATCGTTTTCCCCATATAGAGGAATCTGCCATAAGGTGCCGCCGCCGCACAAACAAATCCTGTACCTTGCATAGAGGAACTTTTTGCCCTTGTCTCGTCAATGAAATCTCCTGAAACCATCGGCATAAACGGAACCATACTATCCATGACCATTCCATCAAGGAGGTACTGAGCTTCTTGATACTGTCTGGAGAATCTATCCATATTCAGCTTGATTTTCATATCTCCATCGACTATGGAGAACCCTTTAAAATGATGAATCTTACTCATATTACTTACCCAGAATCTCAAAATGTGGAATCAGCGTATACGGACCGCCCACGCTGGTAATCTTGAACACATTATCTCTATTCTCATTCATGTACTGGTAGAATCCATTCCGATAATCACCATCAGATACCGTTCTGCCAGTCCACTCGCCCTCCCAGAAGAACGATTCATCCGAGAATGTGATAGTATCTTCCAGGGCGTTGTTAATCTGCCTTTTCCATTCTTTGGGTGGAACCCATGGAAGAATCTTGCCGCCTTTATCAGTAATGGTTATATCTCCGTTCCGGATAGTGTATCGAACGTGTAACTGCGCGTTGTCAGTTGCGTCTGGTCCGTACTTTTTAAGGATTGCTCCTTTGTCCGTAATGAGGTCAACGCCAGATAGCACATGAGGATACCAGTACGCATCTCCTGTCGTGGCTGATTCGTAATAATCAAAAATCGTCACAGTTTTGCTATACATGATACCCTCTCCTTAATTATTCTTTCTGCACTGTCTGCTTAATAACCTGATTCACGCCAGTTGCCGACAGCCCGTTAAACATACCGACTGCAACTGCTGTGATATAATCCGATGCCGGGAAATCTGGGATAACTCCCATTCCGACAGCTCCAAGAATCCCACCAATAACCGCCATGATTACTGGAATCCATTCATCGGAGATTCTTTTTGATGCTTTACAGCCCATTCCTACGATGTAGCAAATCATAACGATTGCAATACATGAGCCTAATGTTGAAATGTCCATTATTTTCACCTCACATCAATTCAAGTTCATTGAATACTTTAAAAATTTTCGGCGACTGAATAGCAAACCAGTCAACCATTTCTTCGTTCGTAGCCCAACTGTCAGCGCTGTTCGAATTGGAATCAAGCCCAGATTCAAGCAGAAACGCATGGATGATTTCGTGTCTAACAACCTGTTTCTGATAGCTTTTAAGGTCTGCTTTTACTCCAATCTGTCCCTGCGATGCCTCCATATCATCAACCACAATTTCTCGTGTTGATAAATCAGTGTAGCCATCTACATTTGTTAGATTCGGATATTCTTTCTCGCTCCCAAACTTCACGTTCCATTCGGAGCCTAAGATATTAACCTTAAAATCCTGCATATAAAATCGGTATCCCTTCATCCGTCCTTACTCCCATCAGAAGCGGTAAAGCTGTCTTTAAGAGCAAGTCGTTCGTTTTCTGTATATCTCCGGTGGCGGCATACACTGCACTCCATTCCTTTGCGCTTGCCCCAATCTGCTGAGGTGTCGCATAAGAAATAGATTCACTGCCAGAAGATACAGAGGTTACAATGCCTGTTGACTTGCCACCGGTATTTGTGTCGGCCGCACTTGCTGACGCCTGATTGATTGCATTCTTTTCAGCAAGCTCAATCTGATACATTAATTCAGCCAATGAGCAGACCGCCTTTTTGATACGCTTCTGTGAGCGTTCGTTTTCCGGCAGTCCGTCCACCAACCTGTCAAACGTCATCATGTCCACAAAACCACTGGCTCTTTCTGCCAGTCGTGGAAAGTCGGTTTCTGGCACGACTGAACCGAAATATGAAGTTGTGTAAAATTCATAATCTGCATAAGCCATGCCAGCTACCTCCTAGTCGATCATCATTTTGCTGTTACAGTCGCATGCCCGGCACTCAGTGCTTTATAAGTGCTGTCACATTCAACCACTGTGATTACCTGCCCCGTTGCTGCCGTAATGTCGGATTCGCCATCCCATGCGCTCCAGTTCTTCACGTTCTGTCCGTAGTCTACAGTAGTCTCAGAAGATGCAACTTTGTATTTATACACATTTCCTGCGCTTGCTTTTGCCGGAGTAATGGTCACTTTAGTATCTCCACTTTTACTTCCTGCTACGGAGTTTACAGTGAGGGTTCCCAGTGTCTGAGTTGTGTCGATAGTTCCGACAGCAACAGCGTCAATATATTCTGCAAAGAGGGTAAGCCCCATGATTGCGAATGATTCAGACACTGCTGTGTGGTAATTGCCCTGTGTATGGAATCCGATCAGATTTGTTTCACCGGATACAGTATATACAAGACCCGCTTTTGCGAAATCAGATTCGTTCGGGTCAACATAGTACAGAACGATATTTTCAGCAGGTGTAGCGATTACTGTTCCTCTCGGAATTTCACTGTCAGACAGTAAGAAAATCGTATTGAATCCCAGGAAGTCTTTCACATACTGGAAGCCGAACTGGTTCTGAATAGAAATCCCAGCTGCTCCGATATACTCGTACACGTCCAGAATATTTACAAACCCAACAACGCCAGTTACATTTCTATGCATTTGTTTGAATTTGTTTTCTACACGACCTTTAGCCATTGCCAGAGCCATCTGGAAAGTGGTTTCCGTGAATGAGAGAGTACCTGTTTTCAGATAGTTGTAAAATCTTTCAGTAACATTAGTCTGAAGCTGGAAGAGGAATTCATCATCGGTCATCTGAACAGCGTTCTCATAACCGTGATCTTTGATTGCTTCGATAGATACAGCCTTTGCGTATTTCTCGATAGTCATTTCTGCATAGGGTTTTTCTTTTACAACGAATTTGCTGTAAGGGATTTCCTCACCTTCACCAACATTTCCGTTCTGTAATGTACCCTCTGCATATTTTGATTTAAGAACCGCTCCGGGCGTCTTTTTGATTGGACGCATGATACCAAGTATTTCACGTAAGTGTTCCCAGTTTCTTTCGAATCTGGTAACAAAATCAATCTCACGTGCTTTTACCTGAATATCATTTGTCATAATAAGATTAGCTTTTGCTGCCATATAAAATCCTTTCTACCCATAATTAATTATTAAGGCATTGGGTTAGCGGCTATACTCTGGTGTATAGTCGGTGTAAAAAATCACTGGAATAACTGGATATTCTGAGCAATTGCAGCCTGTCTCTCGGACGGGTCTTTGATCGCTTCGATATCTTTTTTAGTCATGCTTCCCGGTGTCTGCTGCTGTCCAACGTGAGTGGTAAATCTTGCCTGATTCTGCTGAGCCTGCTGCTGAGATTCATCCACAAAAGCAGATGCGTCAGACTGCTTCATCTGCTCGATCAGATCGTTCAGGCCAAGGATTTTACCGTCTTTCAGTTTAAGACCTGCTTCTTTGATGTCTGCCATGACTGATTTCTTTGCCGCTTCGCTGGAAAACTTAACGTCATCGAGTGCCGCTTTCAGAGCATCCGAGAAATCACGGTCGTAGATTTTTGCATTGAATTCTTTCTCTGCATCTGCCGCTTTCTGTTTCCAAGTCTCTAACTCGCTTTTAATATTTGCCGGGTCGATACCGTCAAAACTTTTTAAGGTTTCTTCTGCTGTCTCAGCACGTACTTTCCAGTCATCACGTTCTCCCTCGACTTTTGACAGAGTTTTTGCAACTTCCTTTGCATTCTTGTAATTCTCAGAGAGTGCTTTCTTTACATCTGCCTGTTTATCCTCCGGGATTTCAATTCCAAATGATTTTAAAGTGTCAATAAGTTTCTGCATAACATCCTCCTGGTCGTGTTTATTGACCTGCCGCCGCAGGTAAATGGATTAAGCCAGTTAGACCACTGGCAAGGTAATCGGAAAGGCAGGAATCGAACCTGCGACCTCACATTTACAGTGCGATCTACCACTGAGCTACATTCCATGCCGCCTATAACGGCCAACCCTCTAAAAAGAAACTGGGGTGAATTTCACTTCTTTCGCTATAGCGTAAATCCACCTGAGACATAGACCACCTGTATACAAACAGCTTAACTCTAAGCGGATTAAAGCGGAGCGCCCGGAATCGAACCGGAGACCAGAGTGCGACTCTGTCAGTTTTCCACTAGCGTACATTCCACATAACCCGGATTCCCGGGTTAGCAAGGTGTTTAACGTGTCATGCCTGCCACGAGTTGTTTCGGATATTTATTTCTTTTTTAAAAGAAAAGTATGAATAACAAAAACCTTAATCAAGGAGGTGAGCCATCTTGCGTGCCAGATGGCAAATACGCACGACAGGATTCGAACCTGTTCAACTTTCCGTTAAAGCGTGCGTACCAGCTACTAAATTAAAGAAAGGAGGATTAAAACGAAAATGTCAAAAACAACCGTTTTACTTGTGCTTCCTGCTGCACAATTACATTATAACAGATTTCTTTTAACTACCTCTCTACCACTTTTGTGTTTTTAGAGCATATCACGGAGTTTTTCTACGTATCTCTTGACAAGATCACGTTCTTCCCGGCACTCTGCATCCTTGGACATATCACTCATTTCTGTTGTAAGTTCGTCCAGATGTTCTTCCAATGCGGCGAGCATCTTTCTTTTGCAGTCTTCAGACTTGCCGGAACGATAGCTCTGTTTCTGTGTCATATAGTCGTCATAAGCATCTCGTCCGTCAGAGCGGCTGTAATGTCCTCTAACATAATGCTCACCACGTCTGGCATAAGAACTGCCTCGGTCATAATCCGGCATCATTCTGCCGTCATTTGCGCTGTATCTCCCCATGCTGTCGCGCTTTCTTCCGCGTTCGCTGTAATCGTCATTGTATCCGCCACGCATCTCATCAAGGACAGTGTTATAGTACTCCACTTTCTTGTCCCAGTACTGCGTGTTCTTTATGTCTTTGTACATATCAATCAGTTTGTATGTCATTTCCAGATTTCCAGTGGTCAGTCCATTATCAGCGATTTTGGACAGTTCGTCTTCAATTCTTGCACATAAGTCTTTAATGTCTCTCATAATCGCACCTCCTACGCTTCTCTGGTCACAACAATATTTGCGTTCGCAACAGAAATTGCCTGATCGCTTGTGTTCTCTACTGCGATATTAACGCAACATCCGCGAGGTACATCCACATAAATGCCCGTGGACACATTGTTGTACTGGCCTACTGCCGCCGGTGTGGAAATCATCTGAGAAGAAAGAACCGGTTCGCCAGAGATTGCAATTGCCAGAGAAATAGCTTCGACAGTACCGCCTGTTGGGATTGCGATATTGCCAGAAAAATCCACAAAAAATCTAGCTTTGCACTGATTAGTCAGTCCTCTTAGTGTAATAATTCCACTTCCCTCTCTGTGCTGGATGCAGTTAGAACCTTTAACTGCTGTGTTTGAAAACACTACGTTTCCATTTGCTGCTACAATCTGAGCAGCTACATTTGTAAATTCTGCCATAAAAATACTCCTTTCATATTACAAAAGGACAGGTCTCAGCCTGCCCCTCTGTGTAATACGGCATAAGCCGACATTCGAATCAATCGAAAGATACTCTCGATATGAAGTTATCAGCAATTGCATCCGGTGTTGCATCCGCATCCACATCCGTAATATGTGTTCGGGTTAGGAACCTGATATGCCGGAATCGGCGCCGGATTAATTGCATTAATGAGCTGCTGTGTCTGTGAAGCCATTGCAGTTGTGAGAAGTGCACTCTGGCGATCCTGAGATGCAGCACGTCTGAGATCATTGTTTTCAGCCTGAAGGCTAGAAATCTTTTCATTGCAAAGATAATCAAGAATAGCTCTTGTTCCAGCATTCTGGCTGTCAATAATGTCTCTTGTATTGCTGTTCATGGTGTTCTGCAATGCACAGGTGTTCTGTGCCATATTGTAGTTTACGCCCTGGATAGCTTCCCTGGTTTCACAACAGCAATTCGCAAGCTGTGCCTGCAAAGCATTTGTGTTCTGCATATTTGCTACAGTATCGGCATTAATAGCCTGCTGAATGCCGAAGCCAGTCTGCATGATGTTTGTATTGATTCCGTTAAAACCGGTAAGCATGCCGTTATTCATGGCATAGAATCCATCACACAGGCCACTATTGATTCCGTCAAGCTTGCTGATTACTGCGGAATTGTCAAATCCTCTCTGAATGTCCGCCTGAGTAGCTGCTGTGGCTGTATATCCGCCGCCGTTGCCATTATTGCCCCAGCCGTTGTTTCCCCATCCGAAGAAAGCAAAAATGAATAAAACAATAATCCACCAGCTACCATCTCCGCCAAACATGCCGTCATTATTTCTACCGTTTCCAGTAGCGGCGGCGATATCTGCTAAGCTATAATTTCCATCCATAATATAATCTCCTTTTTGTGTATTTACATCAATCTGGCCAGATTGTAGTGTACTATTTTATTCCTTTCAGCATGTGCTGGAATTGCCCTGCCATCTGCTGAACCTGATTAAGTTGCTGTTGAGAAATCTTCCCAGACTGTAACATCTTCTGGACTTCTTCCTTCGGGTCTCCCTTAAAATTCTGCTTAAACTGCATAAACTGTTGTATCATCTGCATTGGTCCGTTACCCTGTGGCATCCCACCACCGAGGGCATTAAATAATGGATTACTCATCTGCGTTTCCTCCCTTGACTGCTGATTCCTGCACGGTATTAGCCCTAACAGGTTCAGAAAAAGAATTTAATCGGTTTATGATAGCTTCGTATTTGCCCTTTAAATCGTCATATTCCTGTCTGGTGACATATTTACTGTCCATGTTCGGAACAGGCTGTTTAGGTGGCATCTGAGTGCCTACCTCGTGATACTCAAACGTCCGTAATGGCTGTGGCATACCAGAAACGTCTGTAGATTTTATGTAGAACTTTTCGCTCTCTGAATCCATCAGCAAAACACTTGTCCCGGGGGCTACCAGATAGGATTTTGCGCCGACTTCGCCGGATACCCACAGGATACTATTGTTATTCTGTTGGGGTTGCTGCACTGGTTGAGTTGGCATCTGGACAGGCTGTTGCTGAAATTGATTCATCTGCCCCGGAACGCCAAAACTATATTGATAAGGATTGTTGTATAATGCCATCTTATGCACCACCTTTCTAATTATATTTTTGCATAGATGTATCAATCTAAAAAGTTCAAAAAAGTATCGAAAAAGTATTGACATACCACCAAATTGGTGGTATTATATAATCATCAAAGGAACGGAGGAAACAGAAATGAAGAAATACAACTTATCAAAAATCATGAAAAGAGCATGGGAACTGGTTAAAAAGTCAGCATTAACTATATCCTCCGGTCTTAAGAAAGCATGGGAGGAAGCGAAAACAATGGAACAAAAATTAGTTGAACTCGTCGGAAGCCCAAAACAGATTGCATGGGCTGAAGATATAAGAAAAAACATGATTTCGTATTTATCTGCTCTCGTTAGAAAATACGAAGCTGAAGACAGACCTGCTCGCGCAGAAAAAAGAGCTAAAGATATGGAGATTCTTAGCAACATCAAAGAAGCTTCATGGTTTATCGAAAATCGCAGTTATGCCGTATATTCTACAAATTATGATTCAAACGATTTAAGCGAATTAATGGCGAACCGAAATGAAATGAATTTATATGAGCGTATACATAAATATGTCAAAGAACATTGATAGAAAGGGGGACGAAATGTATGTATAAATATAATCAATCTGAATTTGAATCCATGATGGATGAATTAATGCATGATTTCAAGAAAGGCTGTGGAAAATCTGAAGCCGAACTTGATGTAGCTTACAAAATCTTAAATCCCTCTCCTGTCGGTGGGTTTGTCGACAGCCTCGTTAAAATGGATAAAGATTATAGCACGAATCTATGGGAGATCAAGCGAAAACAGATCAAAAGTTTTATACCTGAATGCGACGGATACCAGTTAGACGATATCGTGGCCTATTGCCGTGCGAAATTCTTTAAAGAAGAAGTCGATCGTATCATATATGATAATTCTATCGCTGAAGAATGTGATGTTTGTGTATATGCGGACGGTACTATATTAAGTCCGGAATGGCCATATTTATGTGCAAAAGTATATGTGAGTATTAAATGGATTGACGAAAATAAAACCACTTACACCCGTATTTTCCCATCCGCGGTAGGATTCATGTCTTACAAAACAAAAGGATCTATGGAAGATGATCTGAAGCAAAAAGAAAATATGTCCACCATGGAAATGCGTGAACACTTAAAGATATCCCGAGCAGAATTCTCAAGGAGGTACAACATACCGGTTAGAACGCTCGAAAACTGGGAATCCGGAAAAAGCAAATGTCCGGATTATGTGAGACAGTTGTTAGAGCGAGCTGTCTTGGAAGATTGCGAAGTGAAATAGGAGGCGTGTAAAATGATTAAGAGAGTAAAACTTGAAACCATTTACAAAATGGCTAAAGAAGATAACGAGAAAATAAAAGAACGTAAACTTTTCCCGGACGGATGGGATGAAAAAGTCTACGATTATTATAACAAATTGTCGAAAGAATCTTCCGACGTTGAAATGTTCATGGAATTTCTGGGCGGTGAAGATTCGCCGCTAGAAATGGCGTACGCATACAGGAGAAACATGTATATCATGCTGTACACAATGAATGCAACAGATACGATAGCATTTGTGGATGGCGAATATGATATATTCTACATCGTATCAAAAGACGGCGACGATTATAACAGCTGGGAGTGGTGTTTCACAAACAATATTGACCCGATCAAATACAGGGGTGACGACGGAGACGAACCGGTCCCGGAATGGCTCATAAAAAAATACGAAGAACAGATAAGGGAGAAAAAAGAAAACAGAGCTGAGCGGATATGACGGAAAAATAAGATGCAGTAGGATAAAATTCAACTTTCAAATCACTTTTATATGTGGTATAATAGAGTAGAGTTTAGTAGTCCCATATTGGAATGTAAAAAGTATTATAAAATTTTACATTATTTAAAGTAGAACCATATTGGAATGTAAAAATAAGGAGGATTACATCAAGCTCACAACTGTTTTAAAAAGACGCAAAATAAGCCCCTGAGAGATAATCCCAGGGGGCTTTATTGTCGTCTTAACACACTTTAATTATTTTATTGTTCACCCTCCGGCTTAATCGTTTCGCCGTGGATATGCTCACATTCATCTGTTCAGCACAGTATTCGAGAGTGCGTTCCTGGCATCTCAGCCGGAACAGTTTTTCTTCGTCCGGTGTGAAATTACACTCTGTCAAGAATTTGTTTATGTCTTTCTGCGTGAATGTATATAACTTCATAAACATACCCCTTACCAATGCTACCGCTGATTCTGTGCAAGATACTCCGTGAGCTTCTGTTTTGTTTTTTTTAGCTCCTCGACATTATTCCCACTGATCTGACTGTCCAACATGGTCGACAGCACTTCCAAAATCAATGAATCACGTTCTGCGATCCTCTGAAGACTCTCGTAATCTCGCTTGTCATGTTCTTCCAGTGTCTCTACTCGCTTATTAAGTCGAAATGCCGGAGTAATCCATTTAAAAATTACGGCTGCCGCCCCTCCGACAATGGACACCCCTCCGCAGATAGAGAGGAAAATCTGTACAAATTCTGATATGCTCATTTATTCTCCTTTTCCCAGTAATATACCGGGATCTCATTTCCGCTATCCCATGTATCGAAATATTTGCCGTCTTGTACTGTCACCGCATGATCATCTATGCAGAGGATATACGTGCCGGTCGGATGGTCTGTACAAAAGTCATTGACTGTATAGATATATCGTTCTGACTGTTCAATCAGTTTGCGTCTGTACCCATGCTTATAGAGGTACGCACCCCAGACATAATTTGCACTTGGCATATCTGACAGAGTGCACGCCTGTATCATTAATCCAGTGAATACTGTTTCCCAGTCCTGCCCGGTCGCTTTGCATATCGCCCGGACAACGCAATCTCCTGTTCTCTTATCCTTAACAGGATTCGGATTGAAATATTCCCATCTATCCATCAGTCAATCCCCTTTGCTGTTTTATAACGTTTTGCCGCTCCTCTGGCTTTAGCAGCGTTCTGACGGTTCCACTTAGCAATCATGAGCCGGTCTTGCAGTTCTCTCAAGTCGTTCTGCTTGCAGTAATCTTTATATGCAGTATTTTGTTTCTGCAAAAGATAAGACTTCCGGTCAAGGTCTTGTTGGAGTGCGAATCTTGCCTGTTCGTCCTTGCAGTTGTCAACCGCCGCTTGCAACCCAAGGACTTCACGCTTCGTTTTGCGGATTCTTCGTTCATAAGTACGTTGTCGTTGTTCCTTTTCGTACTGTTTGCCTTTGTCGGTTTTATCCTGTGCTGATAATTCCGCATAAGGATTAAATTCTCCGTCACTGGATCCAAAGCTATGCCGACAGTTGACCCCTGACAGTCCACTTGCTGTTCCATATCCGGTCAATGAGAACGGTGGAAATTTCTTACTCTTGCCAGAACGAGAGTATATCTTTCCTTGCCACCATGAGTGATTTCCGGGATTCTCACCGCCGTCACCTGTCCTAGCTCCCATGTGAGCACTGACCAGAACTAAATCCCAGTCCATTTCTTCCATGCGTTTGAGAGATATATCTCCCGTAGCCTGTGCCACACCAGTTCTAACAGAACGTGCAACTGCGGTTTCAATCGTGTCTTTTCTGCCAGATGGATACGTAACAGTAACACCATCTGATACAATGTTATTAACTGCCTCTTTAATGGCTTGTGTATACCCAACCGCCCCAGTCATCACATGATTATATGCAAGGTCACATTGTTCAATATAGAGCCTTTGAGCGGCACTTGCGGTTGTTCTTGTGAAGTTTTTCCACTCGCCCATAGTCGCAAGCATATTCCGTTCCATGAGCCTTATCATGGTCGGGGATTGTTCGAGCGGTACGGGGCTTAATCCTGCTGCCTTGTATACCTTATCATCATAGTTCATTGTAGTGATTCCGGCATCCTCAAACGCTTCAAGAAGTTCCTGCTGTTCACGTTTGGTATATCTGGATAGTTCTGCTAGAATGTCCTCTAACAGTTCACCAGATTCCTGTAGCGTTCTGATTCTCCACGCATCGGCATTAGTCAGAATATAATCCTCACCTCTGCCGATTCTTGCCATCATCCGTGACACGATCTCAGAGATGATATACTGATGCAGCTCTTCTGCGATTTGTTCACTGCCCTCTGTTATCCGGCGTAAATATTCTGGACTAAGCATAGTATATCACCTCTTTCGATAAATGTTGTGGTACATGTTTTGGTTTTTACTGGTTAACTAAAGCCCCTCTTTAGTTAATTAAATTAATCTCTTTCCAACCGTTTTTTGTCTTATCTGTTGCAATATAATATTTTTTGTTATACAAGAATCTTTGACCTATGTAAAATGGGTCAATGTATTTTGGCTCATATAACGACTTTACGATACATCCGTTTATATCTAGTATGCCAGACCAAGCATCTATCTGTTGAAACAATTTAAAGGAATTGAGAATAAAATAGTCTGTAATGTCAAAACTTTTGCTATTAAATCCAGATATGAAATTTACGACATTGCTTTCTATTTCGTTGTAGGTAATCATTTGTGACGATGTTATTTTGACACAATTTCCTGCCGTACCACCAGCTTCCGTTACGACAAATAAAGGCGGTGATAATATTCCTTCGTGTGCTACAGCATCGTCAAACTGCTCTTGATAAATTTTTGCTTCAATAATATTACTTTTGCATCCTTTCCCACAGAAATAAATCGCACTTGCAAATCCCGAAGTTTCAGCAGGTAAATCTGCCTTTGAACTACCTGCGTAAAATTTAGCAGTTCTATTTAAATTACAGTTCACAAATGAATTGTTGGAAGAATCGTTTATACATATTCCGGCTTTATCTATTTGATCGACTACCAAATTGGCAACAGTATTTCTTATCGACCCTACAAATTCAATTGCATAACCCATTAATCCATCACACCGAATATTATTAATAATATTCGCACCGCACGCTACAGTATTACTGCCTTTTTTACATAGTATTCCTGTTCTTCCAGCTCCTATTATGATATCATTCACCACGCAATCCCATATTACATGTATTGCGATATTGCACTGGTCAAAAATACAATTTCTAGCCGATGTTAAGCCAGTAATTTTTATTCCATAGCCAGAAAACTTATAAAATCTACAATGCTCGATTGTGCTTCCTTGACATTCGATCCCATTCACATTTTTTAACGAGATTCGCTCAGTATTTTGAGATGCTCCAACGCCTATCTGAGGTACTATATCAACGTCATGAGAGTATGCGATACTATCTCCATAAAATGTAATCCCGTCAATCAGAAATTTGACAGACTGGAATTCTGTTATCATTGTTTCATTGCCCGTTCCACAATATTTAAATATCGTTTTTTCATTTGTTCCTGTATTTGTGACCGCATATAACCCATTGTACGAAGCCGAATCGCTTCCTAATATCGTCATAGGGTTAGGAATTAATAATGATGTAACATTGTATACCCCCTTTGGAAAATATAACGTATCATTATACATTATTTTCAAAACTGAGTTTATCTTACTTGTTATATCTTCGCCAGAGTCTCTCTTTATTCCCAAAGACAAGGCGTTATATATTCCCGTTTCGTTTGTCTGGATTTCGGCACATATATTTTTGCTCGCAAGGGACAGAATCGTTATATCATTGCTAGTTTTATTGTCTCTGATTAGATATGTTGCTCCACCTCCGTCACTGGCTTCATAATAACCCAATGTAATAGCCATCATTCCTTCTTTAAGAGAAGTATCGGATTGCATTTCTAATACAGTCTTATAATAGTTGGGCTTTTTTTTATGTAAAATTGTTCCTAGCAAAGCAACATCCGTCTTGTTCTGCTCGATCTGCTGTGCCTGTTCTGTCGTGGCTCCGGGCTTGACTGGATTCTTTTCAAGGTACTCATTCACTGCATTCTTGATTTCTTCCGGCGAAATCTCACCGCCAATTCCTTTTAAGCATAATTCGTATAAATACTTTTCTTTTCGCGTGATTGGCTTTGGGAGTTCGCCTTTATAGTCACCTGTCAAGTACGCAAGATACTTTTCTTCCCTTGTTACTGGTTTATCTGCCATCTTTTTTACTCCTCTCCAAATAATGTTGGTTCGTCTGGCTGAGCTTCTTTGACCATTGCTTTTGCTTCTTCCTCAGTCATTCCCTCGAATTTTACGAAATACAACCATGCCGGAACCTTGCCAGTAGTCACATACTGCCACCATCTTGCGCGGTCGTTTTCTCTGACATAGAGAATGTCTCCGAAATCATAATTGACCTCGTAAGCTCCGACAGGTGCAAGTCCGTACAGGTCAGCGTAAACGTTCAGGGCATAGATTACTTCGTCCAGACAAGATTCCAGTTTGTCTCGAACGTCTTTGATGAACTGAACTGTCCTCTGCTGTTCCGCTTCTACTCCTGTAGCTGTCTGAATGCCGCTAGATTCATTAAAAACAAAGTACCCGTTAGAGAATCCAATTTTATATCCCAACTGGCTTAAAAGGGCATTTATGCCGCTTATACGAGTATCTGTGTTGAGCTGTGGATTGATTTCCTGATAGAATTCTTTCTCATCCTGTCCGAATACATTCTTGACAAAGTGCGGTAAGCTCATCTCATTCCGTCTGTTCTCCATGCTCCGCGGTGACATGGCTGCTACAGGTGTACCGCTTGGCATCAGCAGTCTATCATCTGCCAGAACAATCTTCTGAGAATCGAAAATTTCTCCGGCATTACGGCTGTATGCAATATCCAAATCCTTTAATTCCTCAATGGCTTCGGCAAATATCGGCAAGCCCAGTGGCGTACTGATATCCACGTTGTTTGCTTGTGGTGTCCGCAGTACTCCATACAAAGCTCCGTCTAATTTCTCACCATTTGCTTTGAGTATTGGTGGTGTATCTTCCATGAGGTCAGCCCATTTGGTCTGTTTAAGGTCAATCTTATCGCCGATTGACTGAGGGGATTTTGACACATAGGCTCTATTAGAAACGTAGTACGGATAGGTCGTCACGCCATCCACGGTAGTCTCAACAAATCTATGATATTCAAGCCGTGTATAGTATTTCCGTCCAACAGTATAACAATCCTTGAATATGATTCCCTTAATTTCCTGATTATCATAGTCCACGATCATCACATCTGCCGGAGTAAATACGTCAATGCTTTCACCATTTGGCTTAATAAATACTGTTCCATAAGCACAGCCATATTCTACCCAGTGACGGATTTGAAAATATACCTTGTCGATCTGTTCCTGTAGCCACGTAGCCCTTGCAGAACCGTCTATCTGAATGCCGATCGCCAGCGTTGCGAGCCGAGCTGTTTCTGAGCAGACAGATTTAGCAAAATTGATCGTCTTGATATTATTCTTATCATCCAGCCATTCCGGCGCACCTCTGTAAATGTTCGCGCACCGGTTAATCAGCGATTCCATCTCTGGAAATTCTGCTGCCTGGATTTTAAAGTCCTCTTCGGCTTGTTTTTTGAAAATCATGTTAAACCACCTTTTTAGTGTTGTTATAAGTCCCATTATGCACTGTAACCTCTCCTGTTAAATAACGGCTCATAAGCATATCTAAGCGCCGAGATTGCATGGTCGTTTCCGTCAGGATAACCACTTATTACATTTCCCTCTTTGTCCCGATCGTACTCATACTCCGTAATTTCCTTGTATGCGTTCGGCGTTCGCTTCGGGTCAATGACTATGGTCTTTGTCTGTAAGAATTTAAAACCATACTCGATACTTCCCGGTCCTTTGATTGCTCCTCTGGCAGGGAGTCCGGCATCCCGGAAGTCGTTCACGGATTTAGGCTCAGCAGAATCGCATATCATCGTATAATCGTCATAGCCTTTTTTCTTGATCCAATCAGCGGTCTTGGAGTTGCTCCATTTATTTACATACAATTCGTCAATCAGATATATTTTCTCTCTGGCAGAATCGTAATAAGTTCGGAGATAGCAGAAGGCATCCGGGTACCATCCATAATCTACGCCAGCGAAGATACGATCCATGCGGCTGATCTCTTCGTCTGCAATATCTCTGATTTCGAGATATTCAAATACGTTTCCACCGTCACCATTTGGGACACCCAAGTATTCATGCTCATAGGCTTCTGGATTGATTTCTTTCAGGTGTGCTGCATCGTCAATAAACTTCTGTCCGAGCCACTCTGCCGGAGCTTCCAGATAACTTGAATGATGGATGACTCTTTTCGGGTTAGGTACCAGTTTAATCCTGTTTACCCAGTTCGATTTTGATTTTGGCGGATTATATGATGAAAAATCATAGGATTCATCGCCACCACGAAGCACTGACTGATTAACAGAGCGTTCCTGTGCGTCTCCCTTCATTTGATCTTTTTCCTCTTTCCAGAGGATTCCAATATATCCAAACTCCGGCTTAATGGATTTCAGTTTGGTTTCATCGTCCAGACCACGGAAGTATATTGTCTGTCCAGTCTTAATATACTTGATCTCAAGTGGTGACACCTTGCATTCAAATTCTTCCATCAGTCCCAGTTCGTTGATAGCCCATTTCATGTTAGCATATACAGAATCTTTCAGAGTACCGGCCACCTGTCTTGTAATGCAGGCGTGCATCTGAGGATTATTCTTGATAAGCTCAACAATCTTAAAAGCTACGAATGAAGATTTCAGACCACCTCGACCGCCCTCGAATACATATTCGATATTAGGCTTGATTTGCCGGTTAATGTCCACGAATGCCTTGCCGAGTACTCTGGCAGGAAGTTCGTATTTGCTTTCGTCTGATTTTGATACAGCTACTAACTGCTCCCATTTATCCACTGCCTGCATATTTCCTTTGATAGCTTTATCGTATACAGCAGCTACAATGCAGGCGTTATTATTTGCATCCTCATCAGATATTCCCATCTTTGTGAGCTTCTTCTTTGCAGCAGTCGGGGCGGGGTTCTCAGCTATCATTTTTGCTAATTCAGAAAGGGTTTTCTTTTGACGACGTGCCTGGCCTGATGCAATACCGCCTTTTCTGGTCATTTCTCGAAGTTCGCTCGGAGTTCGTTCAGAATTCGGTATTAAATTTTTCTCATTTGCCATCCTATCAACATCCAATCATATCCTTTCTGAATTCAAAAAAATCCCCAGTATAGCAGTTATATACAAATATAATACCACACTGGGGAGATTTAGCTCTCTACCACTTTTATAAATTTTTAAGTTTTTTAAAGTCTGCCAATCAGCTTAGCTAAATGATAATATTCCGCCATGACCTTACGTTTGTAGCCATAGAAGTCGTTCTCCGTTGCAGGAACCGTCCTAATCTTCTCCATTGTCCGATAACCAATACTGTTCACGATGCTGTCATAGATTTGTGATTCGATGCCGGGCGCATATTTGATAGATACCTGTAACAGATTATATTTATCGCTCTCACTAAGATTCCGCAAGTGACTTTGTAATGTCGGTATATCATCCGGCGGCACTCCGTAGTCAATCAGTGTTGCCTTTCTCAGTTTCATTTATTTCACCTTCTTCATTCAAGCTCCAGTCACATGGCATGCCTTGAAAACATTCTGGACAGTATTCGTAGAATCCGCAGCCTTTGCAATCCGCTGGCTGTCCAGCACAATATTGCTGTAGTACGTGGTATGCTGATATAGCAAGGTTTGGCGTTATGTCTGGTGTAGGTTTGTTATTCATTTCTTCATCTCCTCCAGTTTCTTTACCGTTTTCCTGTAATCTCTGTTTGCAGACCGAAACATCATCAGAAGTATTTCAGATACAGGCCTCGCTCTGTTGGCTCGTTTGGCTTTCTTGGCACATATAAGTTCGTTTCCTTCTGGGACATATATTCCTACATGATACGGGATTTTCAAAAATACTGTTGCAGCTAATTCCCCTGGCATAACCAAATAATTGTAATCTCCAATGAAATTCAATCCATGGCCAGATTTGAAATCTTCAATAGATGACTTGATTTCATAGCAATAGCAATCACCTTTTTCTATCCCGGAAACACTATTGTTCACTGGAACAAATTTCATATAGTCCACTCTAACTGCATGGTTTGTAGAATAATCAAACGTCACCTCTTTTGCCCAGTAGATACGAGGATCGTTGTTCGGATTGATTTTCTTTTCAATCATGGTTGATAATTCTGCCGTAATCTCAGGCCTTGTCATTCTTCATCTCCTCCAACTTCTTCTCAGCTTCTTCACGGGTGAGAAATAATGATTCACCGATTTTATCTATATCCGACAACTCAAATACGCACTTGTCGATTGTACATGGTGTCTTATTTGGAATACCTAAGATGTAATATACTTCTGTTCCAACCTTACACGGCAATCTCACAAGCAATCCCTGTTCTTCTAAGTCTTCATAAACAGCAAGTTTCGTAAGAATTTTATCCGCAAACGGTTTTAATAATCCATCCGTAATTTCTTCTTTTGCAACTCCTGTACCATCAACATTTCTTTCTCTTTCTGTTAATCTCTCCATCTACTTCACCTCTTCCATCTGACTTTCTACAGTATCTGCAAGCAACTTCAAGGACTCAATAAATGGTTCCGTCAATGCTGTTCTGTCTGGGTATTTAGTGAATGTTCTGACAAGTTTTACTGCATCCTTGATTTTTTCTTCATCTTTGACGATTTCGGACGCTTCGCACAATATCCTTTCATTGTCTCTGCAAGTGACCATCTTGCTACTATAAAAATTCAATATGTTTGGAATTGGAATTTCGACAGGGTTTAAATGGTTTACTCTCGCCCATGTGAATCCCTGAAGCTTTGCCATTTTCAGAACACTCAAATATTCTTCCTGTGTCTTTACAAACACGATTTTTCCAGTTAAAATAATCATTTCTCCACCTCTTATCGCTTACTTTTTATCGCTTGTTTTCATCGCTTGTTTCTGTAATTTCTCTCAAGCAGGCATTCCAACCAACCGCAATAATATCTTTTTGTGATTCTACATTGTCATTCGGAACGATATACTCTTTTTTCTCCGGCAATGGCTTCAATGGACACCATTTAGGTCTTGATTTGCTTTCGTAATCATAATGTTCTTCTGTCATCAGAATTACATCATAATCTAAACAATCAGCTAATTCACAATAACCCACATATTCAAGTTCACCGCAGTATGAAGTTCCGAACGGGCAATCATAGCAATTTTCTGGTGCGTCTATCACTAATACTGATTTACTCATACGCTTCACTTCCTCTCAGCATCAGACTTAAAGTATTGTACCCCGGGACACAATTAATAAATTCTTTCTGGTCAGAACTAATACTCATCCCAATTTCCCAAATTTTGATGTATTTAATTAATTCGTCTGCATCTATTAAGCGCATTTTTCATTTCTCCTTTTAATCACTCGCCATGAAATCACCGAGGCATAACACACATGCTATAATATTAAGCACCAGAATATCCCATTTCTGATTGATTATATTCACAACAATGCATACAGCGTCTGCAATGCCTAAAACTAATGAAAAATATTTACTCATTGTTTTCATCCTCCCATACTCCCAACAACCGCATTCTCTCATACAGTACAGCGACGGTCTTGCGTCTGTATCCGTAGAAGTCTTTTGGATTCATCGGGATATATCTTTCTTTGCTGATTTTCCTGTAACTTTTCCGGTGCAAGATATTCTCAACAACCATATCCGCTATCACCGTGTTCTTAGGGCAAGCTGACAAGGCGGCGCTGGTAAGCAGGTATCCGTACTCTGCCGGGAAGTCTTTCAGCATCGTGTTTAATTTTTCAATGTCCTCTGCCGGAATACCGTAGTCTTTCAGCCTTTTATTCCTTGTCAGCATACCGTTCTCCTTTCTATTCGTCTGGATGGTGTTTGTCGTACATGATCGCCACACATACAAGACTAACCACTCCAAATATAGTTCCAAGGGTGAATCCTAATAAGAATGTAATCATGCTTCCACCTCGCTATCCTCTGGCATCTGAAAGACCATTTTGTTCATAAGTACTTTTCCAATAGCTTCAGCCAGAAGTTCATTTTCTTTTCTGGCATTTTCATCGTATTCGTAAAACTTTTCGCCTTTTCCATGTTCTTCATATATATCTGTTTCGATCTTGGTTCTTTTTGGAGTGATTCTTGTAATCTTAACCGGAATAATTTTTCTATGTCGGAACGTCGATAACCACCCGCAATTCACCGTTCTGGCAATTCCGACGGTATCTCCTACCTTTAAATCGTCTCTGCTGATTTCTTTTAACTTAATATTCATTTCTCGTCCTACTTTCATTTACCCAAATGCTACCTGTCCGTTATTCTGTATATAAATCATCGGTGCAGCTTTACGCTCCATATCTCTCAATCAGCTCCTTATAATCATCACAAATCTGAATGTGATGCTTCTTTTCCAAATCATCAACCATTTCAGACAATGATGTTTTTCCAGAATTAATATCATTGATGTAGTTATTAATTCTTTTTACGGACTTCATGTAACGTTTCCATCCCCATCCATGTAATTCGTGCATTACATAGAACAAAATCACAAAATTCAGCACGTCAGACCAGTTCTTTCCATCCTCGAACCCATCATCAAAGGCTTTTAACTCCATCTCTTTTAACTC